TTCGGCAAGCAGGCAATCGTATTTGAAAGCTATAACGTCAAAGATTGCGTAAAATGGATATACGCCAATTACTACAACAAAGACGGCAAGCTGATAACCAACGCGAGAAGCACAAACAAGGTTTATACAATGGCAATGAGTACCTGCAACATAGATAATAATTTTTGGTACAAGCCCGAATAATCAATAATCACAGGGCGGCACAAGCCGCCCACAACCGAAAGGAGTAATTCATATGAATGAAAAAATAAAAGTTTACTATTGTACAACGATAGTTGATGGGAAAGTATACAACGTTTATTGTGAGAAATTTCCCGACGGGCGCTATGATTTGACAACCAAAGAAGCACGGTATGCGGGTACTGTGTCAGAAGTGCCATATTCTAAATATATCAAAGAAAGGTAAACCACAACCAAAAAGGCGGACGCCGTAAAGCGTCCGCCGTGTATTATTTCATGATAAGTTTTATAAAGTTTTCGCCCACTTCGCCCGTTTCGTCGTATCGTGCAAGGCGCTGAACGTCTTTAACAGCGTTTTCGGTGCCGCCGCCGAACCCTCCGGAATCATCGAGGGAGGTGTACCCCAGCGCCTTAAGTCTCTGCTTCATGCAGAAGATACCGTGCTCGCCGGGCTTATCCTTATCGCCTTTCTTGTACCATGTTACGGTGTCGAGCTTTCCTTTCGGCTCCGGGTCGTAACCGTTAAGCCCCGCCGATTTGATAAGTTTAGGGTAATCAATATAGCATATATCAGTGTCAACGTTCCCCGATATGCCGGAGAATCTGCCGCAGTCGCTGTTCTGCCACATACCAACAGCGCCGCCCCAATTGAGCACCCCGCCGTATTCAGCAAGCCAAAGAGCATAATTCGCGCAAACCTCTTTGGACAGGAACGACTGCGCCGGGCTTCTGCTGATGTAGATACCGGCGAAATATCCCTTCTTTTCAAGCTCGTTACAGAAGTTAATACACTTCCCGGAAACGTCTCCGGAGCAGGCTGCCCCCTCTATGTCGAAATATATAGGATATTCGAATTTTTTGCCCTTTATTACCTCCATGCAAGCTGTCGCTTCATAAATAGCATCTTGAGGGCTTGCCGCGTAGCTGAACCAATACACACCGACGGGAATGCCGTACTTCTTACATTCGGAATAAGAGCGTTCAAACTCCGAATCTTTCTGCCCGGAATATCTGCCGTAACCCGCTTGGAGGATTACAAAGTCAACCTCGTTTTTGAGCTTTGAAAAATCGGGCTTGCCCTGATAGCGTGATATGTCAATACCCTTTTTCGTCATGGTTTCCGCCTCCTTAGTCCATTAAAGCAAAGTAACCGTCGCTGGCGTATGATTTACCGTTTAAAGACAAGTCGCACTCTGTATGCGCGAACTGGTTAAACGTAGTTAAGAAAGCTTTCGGCGCGTAGTGTGCAGAGGCACAACCCACACAAGTAAAAGCCGAAATGCCTGCCTGTCTTGAAAACGGGTCAAGCCCCGAAAGGCTGGTGTCGGTGATAGGCTTAAACATCGCGGCGTCGTTTTTGATGTCTGCCGAGAACATAGTTATATAGTTACCATTTGCATAGCCTGTCTGAATGCGCCCAATTATTACAGTGTCCCCGCCTTCGTCCTTTGTGATAATAAAGACAATAGGACCCGTATTGGTTGCGAGGCACTTTGTGTTGTTGGATACAAGCATAACGCCGTTTGATGTCTTTTTAGCATATTTAAAAGTTACGGTTCGCGCTGTGTTGCTGTCACTTGCCGCTAAAGCTGTTTCGACATATACGCCATTAGCCAGCGAAACCCAGCGAGAGCTGGTTCCGTCCATGCCAATAAACAGCGCAACAGCCGAACCAACGTAGCAGGAAATATTGCCGTCTGAGTCTGCCTTAATGGTGTCGAAATAATCGGCGGCGTTTTCCTGTAAATATGCAAGAAGTTCCGGCTTCTGCGCCGTGAGTGTCTGCCCTGTAAAAATAGTTTTAACGATAGCCATCAAATATCCTCCCTTTCTGCTATGCCCGGCGCCAATACGGGTATATCGGTAATACCCACAGCGGCAACGCCTGCAATTGAACCGTTTGTATTTTCGCCGATTACGGACTTCACAACCACGAAATTTACCAAGTTAGCGCCTATAAGCGGCTTTCGTAAATTTATCTTTGCCGCCGCTCCCGTGCCGGTGATAGTGTAATCTATACCGCCCACAAGATAAACGCCATTAGCAAACGCAAGCAGTAAATCGGCATTTGAATCATAATCGTTTATGCCTACCATGATTTCGGAAGTCGTACCGCTGACAGATACCGAATTATAAAACTGGTGTAGCGTTGTGTCTACCCTCAGTTCCTGCGTGAGGCTTGCGAACCACGTTTCATACTCTTCCTTTTTGGCTTCAAAGTATGCGTCAATAGCCGCCGTTGTGGCGTTGAAATAATTTTCGTAGGCTGTCTGCCACTGGTTATAAAGTGTAGAGGTATCAACCTGCTTTATAATCCCGGTAACGAATCCGCAAAGCGCCGACATACGGTAATCTACAATCATGTCCTGCGTGATTGCGGTTGTGTTGTTCATGACTTTAATAACCGCTAATTGTAAATCATAAATATCATTCGTCCGGATATAGTGCGGCGAATCGGGAACGCCGCTGGAGTTTTCACCCTTAGCAAGCACCAGCCCAATTTCGCGGGTGTTTGCGTTATATCTTAAGAAGATAGCGTCGTAACGGTTCATAGATGTGTCAGCCGGGTCAATCTGTAAAGTTATCGGCGCATCGTTTTTGACCCATCTTGATTTTATCATAGCTCGACCCGTGCCGACTATTACAGACATACCCTCTCCCGCCGTGACGTGGAATTTTTCGCCTATGTCCTCATATATGCCATTGGAGATTAAACCCTCAAAATACAATGTCATTTGTTCGGCATTATATAGCCTATCGCCGTTGACACTGTTAAAAAATCCGCTTGTAATTGCCATTTACTCTTCCGCCTCCCATTTCTCAAAAGTGGGGATAACTTTATATCCGGTATCGTCCCAACTTTCTATTATTTCGATGATTCGGGGTCTTGCAACCGCCCCATAGCCATTATTAACCGTGACTATATCCCCGAGATTATAGTCAACTTTATATTTGTATGTTGTATTCGGTTCGACTTCTCCCTCGAATCCTTTCACTTCTTTGTATTCTGACAGCTTTTCACGTCCGCGATTCAGAAGCATATCTAAATAATCTAAGTCGCCTATTTCGCCCCCGTTTGAAGAAATGTCACGGGCGTCAACATAGATTTCACGCAAATCCAAGCCCCCGAAAAAGGGCATACCGCCAGTATAAGCAAAGCGCCGGGCGTCGCCCTCACCCTCGCCCAATATCATCGCCGCATTACGGAAGTTTGAAGTCTTCTTGTAATAATCGGTATTGATGATATTATCAAATTCCTTTGAGAAGACTACTTCTGTTTCATGCCCTTGATAGAGCGAAAAAACAAAATTGCCGCTATCGTCCGGAAGTACCCTAAACCCAAAGCCGTAAGTCATACCCAAGTCGGTAATTGCTTGCATGAGGTTAGCCCCGCGCATTTGGGTTTTTATATTCGCCGGGAGTGTAAAAGATTCATCAACTACGAAATTCGATACCCTTCTGTCCGGCGCCGCGCAGTCCTCCCCGATGTTTTCCTTTACAAGCTTGTAAGCAACGGCGGCGGCGTCGTTTGTCTCTATGATTGTAAGCGGCACAATAACGCGCCAAGAGAGGATTCCCTCAAGGGATTGACCCGAAATAATATAATAGTCGCCGTTTTCGGCGTCTGTTTTTATTTCGACGTCTTCTATCATCATTAAGCCGTCCTCGTCGTCACGCGCTATATATTTATACGTTGCAAGCCATTCCGACAACTGAGAGGTGGCGGGAGCGTATAGCTCAAAGTCTCCACATGTATAATAACGCTTGACCCATATAAGGGAGCTAAAAACGTCCATAACTTCCTGCCGTTTGAAATCATCATCACAAAAATATAAATTCATGATTAGACCCCCTCGAAAAGCTGGACGGAGGAAAGAGCGCAATTCAAAGCGCTTTGCCCTTCTGCCGCGCTGTATCGGATTTCATTCTCGCCCGGCTCGAATGTTATCCATGTCGAACCCTCTATCCTGTTATTCAGCAGGCTTGTTTTTACGCCTTCTCTTATCAGATATACAGATTTTTCGCCGCGCTGGGTGTTAATTACTATCGTGTCACTTTCTTGCATTGTTACGCTTAAGCCAAAAAACGTGTTATTGGTTACGTTGTAAAAAATCGGGTTAATTACATCATCAGCCAAAGCAGTAAAGGTAATAATGCCGCCTGTTTCCACGTTCCCCGCGTTGAAGTATGTCACAGCAACCTCCCCAAGCTCCGAGAACGGTATGCCAGCCGCTTCGATTGCGAACGGGAACTCGAATAAATCTGTAACCGTGTCGAAATCTATCTCGGTTTCGTTTACCGCTTTCCAGTAAGGAGAAGGACAAATAATAGATATTTGCGGTTGCTGGAGCATTTGGAAAAGGTTATTTTCAAACGTTTCTATATATCCGTCGATATATACGTCCAAATGTTCGTTTTTGTAAAATATTCTGATGGGCTTTTTAACCTTGAAATATTTATACAAGTTTATGCGGTTTTCCTCGATGTCACCGCGTATATTAAGAGAGATTACAACATTGCGCTCGTTAATACGAGCGCTGTTGTATCTTGTGCCGTCAATACCACTAACAGGGGTGGTATTTATAGCGGCGGGAGCGGGATTTAAACCATATACAGCCAAAATGTCGTAATTGGGATTGTTGGACAGCTCCAACACTTCCCCGCGTTCGTTCTGCACTGAAAGTTCAAACACTTACCTCGCCCCCTGCATTCTTAAAAGATTTTTAGACTGTCTATAAATTTCCAGCCTTGACAACGCCTTCGGGCTGTTGTTAGTCTGATAAAAATTATTAGTAACGCTTTGAACCGGTGAGCCTACACCGCCGGACGTCCCTATAATACTATTATACAACCTTTTCGCGATTTCGTCAAGCCATTTTGTATTATTTTCTAACGGCACAACCGCTTCGGCGCCGGAACCCTCCAGCAGTCCAAGCTGTCCACGTTTCAGGACGCCGCCCCGTGCAAGACGCGGCAGGCTGATTTCGGACATTTTGGAGATATCCACGCCGGGAAGTTCGTTAATTAAATCAAGAGCGCCATTGATAGCCCGAGGGACTGCGTTCAAGCCGTTTTCGATTGTAGCGATTACGGAATTAATAGCAGTTTTGAAGGCTCCGCCGATAGCGTCACCGATTTTCGTACCGATAGACGTAAATTTATCTTTGATGATGTTCCAAATGTTCCCGAAAAAGTCCCCGACGTTGCTAAATACGTTTTTGATTGCCTCCCATGCGCTTTTGAAGACGCTTGCAAAATAGTCCTTGACAGCCGCAAAAACTTCCTTGACGTTGTTCCAAACGCCGGAAAAATAGCCCTTGCAGTTATCCCAAATCTTTTTGACTGCCTCCCAAGCACCGGAGAAATCACCCTTAAAAACTTTTTCAACAACCGAGAAAATAAGCTTTATATTTTCCCATAGCGTTTTGAAGTAATTAACGACGTTATCCCAAACGGCTTTTATAGCTGTCCAAGCGGTTTTGAAGAATCCGCCCAGCACCGTCTTAACAACGGAGAAAATAGCCTTGATGTTCTCCCAAATCGTTTTGAAATATGTCTTAGCAATGTCCCACACGCCGGTGATGTAGTCCCACGCGGCAGAGAAGAAAGAACCAAGAACTTTTTTAGTCCCCTCA